CAAGAACAAACAAACGAACCTCAGGCAACTGAAACTCGTACGAACACGTTCTGGGATATCCTGTACAGTGAAGATAAAACAACTAACGAATTTTCTAGCCAAATTCAAAAATAACAATGGCTATTAACTTCAATCTCCCTGTATTTAATGGTGAGATCTATGCAGGTTTAGCAGCTGCAACTGATCTCAGCCTTCCAGCAGCTGAGAAACTTTCCTACATCGCGGACGCAGATGTTGGGAGAGCAGCAATTATGACTGCAGCATCGTGCCTTTCAAGGGTGCCTGCTGCGTCACAGCCATGGATTCGTGAGCTTACAGCTAATGCAGCTTACGCTATCGTCTTCTACGGCTTGACAGGTCAAATTGGTGTTGCTCCCAACCAAAGAGTCGCTAGCGACTTCATCGTCGGCGCTGTAGCAGAAGTTACTCAGGAGTTGGTCACTGAAGCACAGAACCATGTGACTCAGCAGCAAGTCATTGTTGCTGTCACTCTAATCTTTGCTACAAAGATCAACTGGTGGGCTACAAACCATCACATCGGGCAAGCTACCATGTCTCCTTACATGGCAAAAGTGACCAAAGCCTTGTTGTCTATCAAATCTGTCGACTTGGACATGATCAAAAAGATCGTGCATCAGATTGGACACTGGGCTTCAACACACAGGGTCCTCAACTTGCTCCACATCAGAAACGATGTGACGTTTGCACCCCTCCAAGCCGTTGCTGCTGGAGCTAGGATCACACTGACAGACGATCTCTTCCTGAGAGTCTCAGCCATGCCAGCTGGTACTGCCAGACATGCTCTGTGTCATGCTATCATGACCAAGTATGGTGGGAACAAGATATTCATGTTCTCAAGCAAACTGGCGGAGCTAGCTGCACTCAAGCAGGAGGTCGACGCTGTCATTGAAGCAGGCAGACGAAATGTCACTCTATCTAGAGCTGCCGATGCTGCTGCACTTGCTGTGGACCCAAGGCTTGAGTACCACATGGGAGCAACTTATCTCCTCGGTGGCAACACTGCGAGAGCTGAGTTTGGCACAGTTGAGATGACTGGACATCTGGGATCTGTTCTCTACCACCTATTCAGGGAGAGCACACTTACCAGATCTCCTCACATCACAACACCCAGTGGGAAGGACCTCAGGAAGCACTACGATCAGTCTGATTCCTACACCCAAAACTGGGATGATCTCTGCTTGGGAGTGGCTACTGCCATGATTGTCACAAATTCTGATCTTGTCAACGCCGTTTGCGGAGTTGGAGATGATGCCAGAGCTGACAGAGAGACATGGAGCCAGTTCCAAGTCATGAATGGAATCTATGCAGACATCGACCTTGCTCATGCTGCATTTGATTCATTCAATGACATCTTTGCCAAGTACGGAGCAGGAGGACCCAAAGGTGCTAAAGGAGGCAGAGGCAAGGAGGAAGAGGAGCCAAAGCAGGGAGGTAGTGGAACTGGCAAGAAGCAGAAGCACAGGAAAGGCAAGGGTGGTGCTAAGGATGACTCAGGTGACGAGATGTAGATCTTCTCTCTTGGTCCTCTCTGCAATGATCTCACCATTTGGTGAAAAGGTTTTTCAATTTATTTTCATTTTAATAAAATTTTGATTAATATTTTTGTGTTTAGTTTGTAAGGGAAAATTGTTTTAGTGACTTGCATTTACTTTGGGTTTTGCTATAATATTTTGTGTGACTTTCGGACATTGGCAAAACCATACTGTAAATTATCCTTTCATGACACCTTTATTTGCCTCTTTTTAAAAACCTGCCAAATGTGAAAACCATGTACACTTGTGGTATCTTTTGTTAATTTTCAGTTTATAATTTCTTTCGCGCCCCTCTTAAAGCATATCAGCTAAAGCCCCTTTGGTTTTTCT